GTCCTGAAACGGAGTTGGCTATAAATATAAAACAAAATGGGATATGTGATAAATTATTTGACATTCTAAAATCTTACGCACTAAAATCTTATTTTGTTTTTGATATGTCTTTTCCAGATTTTTTAGAATATGAAGATAAATATCCAGAACATACCGCTAGTAGGTTAAGTGAATTTGAAGATGACCAATATAAGAGATTTAAGTCAAAATGGATTTGGGTAGATATATTTACTAATTATAAATTTTTTGACCAATCATTAATAGTACCAAATAAAAATTTAGTTATTGTTTCTCCAGAATTACATAACTCAAACTATAAATATAAGAAATTAATTAATAATGCTTATGGTATTTGTACAGATATTGTGTCTAATTAAATAGAGGAGATTTAAAAATGTTAATAATAAATAAAGAATTTCTTCAATTTTCCGCTCAATTAATGATTAACAGTTATAATGGTAAGTATGGCCCTATAGAAAAAAATATGTTAAATAGAGTGGAATCATTTAGTATGAAAGATACCAATGGTTATACTGGAATGAAGGGTGGAAATTTATATATTGTATTTCAGGGAAGTCAGGGAATTCAAGATTGGCTGGATGATTTTGAATTTTGGCCTGCTAAGTTACCCTTTGAAGTTGATGGAAAAGACATAAATATTCATCATGGATTTTTTGAGCAATATATTGCTGTTAGACGATATATATTGGACAAGATAAATAAAAGTTCCCCCAAAGAAATAATTATTATTGGTCATTCATTAGGAGCAGCTTTAGCTTCTATTTGTGCGTTTGATTTATCCGTAACAAAGCAGATAACTTCAACAGCCATATTATTTGCATGTCCAAAAATAGGAGGCATGAATTTTGTTAAAGCCTACAAAAAATATGTACCTAATACCTATGCCTTTATTTACGGTAATGATATTGTTCCTAGAGTTCCCCCTTATTGGGCATTTTATTTCAAACATTATAAATCAAAATGGATATCAAAGGGCATTTCTAGAATCAAATATACTTTACAAAATCTTATCACTACGTTAACAGGAAATCCTTTAGACCATTATCCCTTACTCTATAAAGAAGGTATAAGTTATTATAAGGAGACTAAATAAGCATGAAAGTGAAAGCTAAATATGCATCTCTTGCATCAAAATTAACAGGTGGAATATGGGTTTTATGGCAATTGCTGTTCTTCATTTTAAAGGAAGGAAAACCACTTGAAATCGAGCAGACTTTAGCTATAATTTATCAAGGACTTTTTTTTATGTTTCTATTTTTCCCTATTGATATATCAATGATTAAAAGAACAATGCCAAATATTTTAACTAATCAAAATAATACTATTGACCCAACAGGATTAAAAATATAAGGATGGAATCATCGGCAATAGCAAATCAATAACAAAAATGGAGCTCTAGATAATTAATAATATATCTAGAGCTTTTTTAAATACCATATTTTTTAATTAGTTATTATATTTGTTATCTTAAATCAATATCTGGAACAATCACGCTTGGTTTAAATATAATTCTATAATGATCTGTTCTAGATTTTGAAGGTTGTAATTGTTCTGCAAAAAATGTTACATTATCAGAAATTCCGAGATAATGTTTTAAATATTTTCCATCATCTGTTTTCACAATAACATGAAACATCCCATCTTCTTCTTTCTCAATTGAGCAATAACCCTCAATAACAAGAATATAATCACCAGTGATTCCATTATAGAAAACTACTCTGCGAAATATTTCAAACTGATCTGCACCTCTTGAAACATTACTGGATGCAATTTGTGCCTCTGAACACCCTGAAACAAGAATAATTACCAGAGTAAAAATAGTTAACATAACTAAAATTTGAATTTTTTTCATTCTATATCTCCTTAAAAAATTTTAAAATATCTTATCAATTATAGAGGATAAATATCCTGAAGTTATATTTAAATTAGGATCTCTCATTATTTGTTCTTGCAGAGAGTGAATTAAACTATTGAAATAGGCCGAGTCAACCCCAATCAATTGATCTTCCAAAACCCAAGGATCCTTTAAATCAAGTTCCCCGACTTGAAACAACATCTTTAAATATTGTCCTGCATTTATATTCCATCCTCTTTTTATAAATTTTCTAGTTCTAATAACTGAACATAAAGGATATTTTGAACCAACATAAATAAGTTGCTTTGTTATTATTGCTTCTAAGGCTCTTTCTTGCAAAATTAGTTTATCTTTAAAAGTCCAATAGTTGGTACAATGTACAAAATCATAATTTTTATGAATTTCTTCTGGTTCCCCATAAAATCTTACAATAATTTGAATATTATCAGAAAGAGTAATTGCATTAGAGCTGAAGAATATTGGTCTGTACTTTTCCTTTTTTTCTATTTTTTCTTCATTTAATTTTTCTAGAATGTCCTCTGGAATTGAATCTGCTTTCTCAATACTATTGAAAATATCATCAGTATCTTCCTCTAGGATATCTTCTTCACCCGCAATACCCTTTGATCTAATCATTATTCTAATTCTATCTTTATCGATTTTTGTAAGATTAGTATTAAACATTAGTTTTTCAAATTCATATTTTTTAATTAACTTTTCATACTCTTTATTTATCTCTTCAATATCATTTTGAGGAATCCGAGGATTATCCCCCATGGGGGTATCTGGCTTTTTATGTAATTCTATCCATTTATTCTTTGCTTCTTCAATTTGCTCGCCGTCAATGATATATATATTTTCTTTTCCATGAGAGTCATTAAATTTTTTAATATAATAGTTTGCTACTGATTTAATTGTATCTTTATTTTTGAAGTAGACATCATAATCTTTTGGTTTTTCATTTCCTAATAAAGATACAATACAGCCACCAGTAACAATGACATTTTCTCTTATCTTTTGTTGAACTTCTAGATCAGTAATTGAGTCAATCCAATCATTCATCTTTTTTGATAAGATTGAATTAATAATTTTTCTTGTCATTTTAAGCTCCTTTATATACTTAAAACTTTTTTTAATTTTTAACTATTTTGAACTTTAGTAAGTTTAATAAAAAGTCCATCATTAATTTCAGCATTCAACCTTTCTTGTCTCATACAAATCATTTCTACAATTTTATTATTATACTCGATATACTTATCAATAGCTTTTGCAAGAGAATTATTTTCTCCAATTACTCTATCATAAGTATCTCTAGGGTCTACTTTTGATATTCCTATAAATTCGTCAGTGAATGAGTCTTGACTAACAAGCAAGTGACATTTAGTAACTTTCTCATTAAAATACTCAAAAAACACTGTACATTTGTTACCTAAAATTTCTTTACTAAAACCATGTTTGATTCTTCTTTGCTTAATCTTATAGTCTAATGGTGTTTTACCCTTAGTATCTTCAGGAACCCAAACTTGATTTTTTAGATCGTCATCAACTTTTCTCGGGGCTACATCTTCTTTCTTCATAATTTTTTCTCCTTAAAAAATTTAATTATAAATTTCTTCACAAAAATACTGCAATTTAAGATCCTTTGCTTTCTCTCCAAGTAATTCAATAATCTCATCTTTTGTTAAATCAATATTTTCTTTAGTGTAATAATTTTTATGAACATGAATCTCATCATACCATTTACCACAACAACCACAGTTATAGCCAGAATAAGTAATCGTAGGTTTACCTCTAAAGATCCATCTTAAATAATAAAAAAATCTTCTCATGCTAGATACCTTATTTAAAAAATAATTCTTTTTTAGCACAAATATAATTATATATAAGTGTTCCAATACCCAAGGCTAATTCTGAAAGTAAGATATAGATGTTACAGTTATCTACTAAAAAAATATATAACAAAACAATTACTAATATAAGACACAATATCCCGGAAATCAAAAGATATTTTGAATGTTTCTTATTCATGTTTCCTACAGTCATACTAAACTCCTATTTTAATTTTAAGCAAACATCCTTCTAGGAAGTTATAAAAATTTCTATTAAATACATAATCAACTTCTTTATAGTTATCTGTTAGTTCATAAAAAACAGGTCTGTTACCAAAATCTATATAAACTTCTTTACTTACCAAAAATTGTCTTTCTTTTTTAAATAAAATTCCTGTTTTGACCTTAATAATAGTGTAGCCTTTTTCCGTCCTGTAAGAAAGAAATTTCATAAAAATCCTCCAATAAAAAATCCTAGCATAAATAAAATCATGTAGAATATAAAAATTACTTTTTTAACTGAGCTAATTATTTTAGTTGAATCCCTCATACAAACCTCTATATATTTATTTCTACCTTTTTATAACTTATGTATTTTTTACTTTTTAAATACCTTAATAATTCTCCGGGTTTTCTCTTAAAATTTTTCTGTATAATTAACATCTCACCATATTCAAAACCTTCATATTTATAATCCTTATTATTTTTAAATCTAATTAGTATATATGGAGAAACAGTAGTTCCTAAGAATAATACTCTCATAAATACTTCCTCAATTTAAATTAAACTTAATAGTAAAAATGTAAAGGTACTAAATGCTGAAGCAATTAATTTAGTTTCTAAACATATATCTTTAGAACTAACTAAGTCATATACACAAAAACTCAGAAAAATAACAATAAAATAAACTAATATTTTTATAATCACTTTTTATGCCTTTATTTTAGTCAATAAAATGATAATTGCATTAAATTGTTTAATTTCTTTAATTTCTAATACATTATATACGATTGAATTAATTATTAATTTAGTATTTATCTTTGGAACATCCGCGTTTCCTTCAAATTCAAGTTCTAATATTTTTGTTATACTATAAGTTTCATTAAAATGAGGTAATTGCTCATTAAATACAATTTTCTTCATAAAAGCTACCTTCTTTAATTAATTAATTAATTAATTAATAAAACGTATCTTACTTTTATTCTTATCTTTATCTACTAGATCGGGTTCATAGTTTCTTTGCAAATAATCGATGATCGCCTCAATAATGATTGACTCGGAATTAAGTTTCAATT